TAAAAGTAGCAGCAGACGAAAATAATAAACTTTCATTGCGCTTAAGTAACGGATCAATTATTAAAGCAACATCAGCCGCTAGCGATGCCGGTAGATCAGAAGCAGTATCTTTGCTATTAATTGACGAAGCAGCATTCATTGAAAATATTGGTGAGATATGGGCCTCAGCACAACAAACCTTAGCAACAGGTGGTGGAGCTATTGTATTATCTACACCATACGGAACAGGTAACTGGTTCCATCAAACATGGGTTAGAGCAGAAAACGCAGATAATGATTTTTTACCGATCAAATTGCCCTGGTATGTGCATCCTGAACGAGACGAATCATGGAGAAAACGACAAGATGAATTATTAGGTGACCCTAGATTGGCTGCTCAGGAATGTGATTGCGATTTTAACACCTCAGGTGATGTAGTATTTTATAGTGAATGGATAGATTTTATTAAATCTACTACTCTTAAAGATCCAATGGAACGTAGGGGAGCAGATCAAAACTTATGGATATGGGAATCTGCTGATTACTCTAGAGAATATATGGTTATGGCAGACGTAGCTAGAGGAGATGGTAAAGATTTTTCTGCATTTCACGTGATTGATATTGCTACAAATTCTCAAATAGCAGAATATAGAGGTCAAATGACCCCAAAAGAATTTGGCTATATGTTAGTTGCTATTGCCACAGAATATAATAATGCCTTATTAGTTGTAGAAAATGCTACAATTGGTTGGGCTACTTTAGATGCTATTTTAGAAAGAGGCTATAGAAATCTATATCATTCTCCTAAATCTGATCAACTTACTGCAGAATCATATTTAAAAGTTTACGAAGGAGACTCAAGTATGACCCCTGGTTTTACTATGTCGTTAAGAACTCGTCCTCTTGTAGTAAACAAAATGCGAGAATATATTGGAGATAAAAGTGTCACAATACAATCTAAACGTTTACTTGAAGAAATGAGAGTATTTGTTTGGAAAAATGGTAGACCTGAAGCACAACCCGGGTATAACGATGACTTAGTAATGTCATTTGCTATAGGAATGTATTTACGTGATACTTCATTGAAATTCCAACAACAAAGTTTAGATATGACCCGAGCCGCTCTTGGAAGTATTACAAAAAATACAGCAGCTGGAGCATATAACTCAAATAGAGTAGCAAATCCATATTTAATGGATACAAAATACGGACAAGAGAGCATTAACTGGCTCCTATAATATTTATAATAAAAAACAATGGCAGATACTAGCTTATTCACCCGATTAAAACGTCTATTTTCAACAGACGTCATTATTCGCAACCAAGGAGGAAACCAATTAAAAGTAATTGATGTTGACTCTATCCAAACAACAGGAGATGTAGCAACAAATTCTATAATGGATAGATATAATCGTTTATATTCTCCATCCTCTACCTCTTTATTTGGACAACAATTAAATATAAACTACCAATATCTTCGTACCATGATCTACTCAGATTATGATACTATGGATTACGATGCTATTATTTCTTCTGCTTTAGATATTATATCTGATGAATGTACTTTAAAAAACGATATGGGAGAAGTACTCCAAATCAGAAGTTCAAACGAAGACATTCAAAAAATATTGTATAATTTATTTTATGATGTATTAAATATTGAGTTTAATTTATGGTCTTGGATTCGCCAAATGAATAAATACGGCGATTTTTTCTTAAAACTTGAAATAGCAGAAAAATTTGGAGTATATAATGTTATTCCTTATACAGCTTATCATATTCAAAGACAAGAAAATTACGATCCCGAACACCCAAATGCTGTAAGATTCAAATATTCTCCTGAAGGATTCTATTCAGGTGGATCAGGATATTATGGTGTACCTAATACATTTGAAAAAGATCAAAATGCTATCTACTTTGATAACTATGAAATGGCCCATTTTAGATTAATAACAGATGTTAACTATCTTCCTTATGGTCGTTCATATTTAGAGCCTGCCCGTAGGCTATTTAAGCAATATATTCTAATGGAAGACGCAATGTTAATCAATAGAATATCTCGCAGCCCCGATAGAAGAATATTTTATATTAACGTTGGTTCTATTCCTCCTGCTGAAGTAGAAAACTTCATGCAAAAAACTATTTCAACATTAAAACGTACCCCGCTGATTGATCACGAAACCGGTCAATACAATCTAAAATACAATATGCAAAACTTACTAGAGGATTTTTATATCCCTGTAAGAGGTAATGACACTGTAACTAAAATTGACACGGCTCAAGGTTTACAATTTGATGGTATTACAGACGTAACATATTTAAGAGATAAATTATTTGCTGCCCTTAAAGTGCCTAAAGCATTTATGGGATACGAAAAAGATTTGACAGGTAAAGCAACATTAGCTGCCGAAGATATTAGATTCGCTCGTACAATTGATAGAATCCAACGTATTATACTATCTGAATTATATAAAATAGCATTAGTGCATTTATATGCCCAAGGATATAGCGGTGATGAATTAACAAATTTTGAATTAGATTTAACAACACCATCCATTATCTATGATCAAGAAAAAATAGCATTATTAACCCAAAAAGTAGACTTAGCCCAAAAGATTATGGAAACTAAGTTACTACCTACTGACTGGATTTATGATAATATATTCCACTTGAGTGAAGACCAATATGAAGAATATAGAGATTTAATTATTGAAGACCAAAAACGCGCCTTTAGAAATACACAAATATTTGAAGAAGGAAATGACCCTAAAATAACAGGAAAATCATATGGAACTCCCCACGATTTAGCCTCATTATATGGTAGAAGCAGATACGAGGACAATTCAGTACCTGATGGATATGATGAAAAAGTACCATTAGGTCGTCCTGAAGAAAAATCTACAGATAGAAATTCTCAAGAAAGCCCGTTTGGAAAAGACAGATTAGGTAACAGAGGTGCAAAATTTGACGATAATGAATCTGATAGTATCCGCCCTCAATATAAAGGTGGATCACCATTAGCACTAGAAGCAAAACAAGTATATCTTAAAAATAAAAGTTTAATAGAAAGTTTAGTAAAATCTCCAAGTTTAGTCAAAAAAGATGAAGAAATTTCATTTTTAGACGAAAATAATATAATGGAATAAATATTCTGATATATTTATAACAAAAAGCCTAGGCTAATGAACATAAGACACTCAAAGATAAAAAATACGGGGATTTTATTTGAACTTTTAGTTCGACAAATCACCTCAGATACATTATCTGGAAAAGAATCGAAGGCAATCAATATTTTAAAAAAATATTTTGTTAAAAGCGAACTAGGGAAAGAATATAAATTATATGAAACCCTATCTAAGCATAGGAACTTAACAGAAGGCAAGGCTGAAATAGTTATTAATTCTATTGTAGAAACTTCTAAGGGTTTAAACCGAGGAGCAATCAAAAGACAAAAATATAATCTGATCAAAGAAATTTCCACTCATTACAACATTGAGGATTTCTTTAAAACCAAATTACCCAATTACAAAGTACACGCTTCTCTCTATACTTTGCTAGAACTATATAATACTAATATAAACAATCCAGATCAACTTATTGAAAATAAAATCAATATTCTAGAATCGTTAACGTCTAAGTCTATTGATAAACAAAAAATTAAAGATGATGTTCTTGTAGAGTTTCAATCATACGATAAAGATCTTCGTATTTTAGCATATAGAGTTCTTTTAGAAAAATTTAATGAAAAATATTCATCATTGAATGAGGATCAAAAAATAATATTAAAAGAATTTGTTAATTCTGTAGATTCAACCCCAAAACTAAGAGATTTTTATAACACTAAAATTGAAGAACTTAAAACAAAATTAACCACTTTATCCCCTAAAATTGCAGATAAAGCGGTTCAAATTAAATTAGACGAAGTAATTAAATTATTGACCCCATTATCTAAATCACATAAAGTTAATGACGATAATTTAATTAATTTATTACAATACTATGAACTTTTAAACGAAATTAAAAATATTCATGGGAAAGTATAAATATAAATTAAAAGAAACAAACACTATATCTAGTACTTCTGGTTTTACATCCGGAACTACAGGTGAAAATACTGCAACTCCTAGAGCTTTTAAAAAATCTACAAAAGGAAATTATGGAGCATACACTCAAGTAGGATATAAACCGGTTAAAGAAGGTCCTGGAGCCAATATGGGTCCTGGTCCCAAAGCTGGTTCTGAAGGAGTAACAGACAATACCTATGTAAAAACATTTAAATATAAACTAGTAAACCAACCTGCTTTAAATAAAGCAGCTAAAGGTATTGAAGTTAAACAATTGTGGGAAACTATAGAAGTAGAAGATTATTTAAATGCTTTGAACGTATCCGATCCTGAAAGAAGAAAATTTTTAGCCCAACGTTTAGAAGGATTTAATATTTTAGAAAAAAAGTTAAATCAATTGATCCCATTACTACAACAAGCAAGAAATAAAACTTTAGATTATTATAAAAATAATCCTAAATCATATGCTGTTGTTTATTCAACAGATTCAACAAACGAGTTATTAGACGACATTATTAATTCATTCACCCCCGACGACAATACAAAACAACAATAACATGGCAAATATACCCGTAAATTTTGGAGGAGTAATATTAACAGCAGGACAATCCGCTACTGGTTCGTTTGCTGGTATTCAAAGCTTAGGAACCGGCTCAATTAATTCCCCTACTGGTTCTTTAATTGCAGCATTTAAATATGGAGCGGGATTAGATGGTAGCGGAATTGTTATAGAAGGAACAGGTCCTTCATTTACTCTTCCCGCAGGAGAAACAATTAATTTATTTATAACTTCTTGTAGTTTAGGAGCATTAAGTGCACCTGTAATTTTATACACATAATATTTATAATCATGAAAACATTACAAAATCAATATATCGAAATTACAGAGGGTAAAGGAAATAAAGATCATTTCCTAAAACAAGCTCGCCATTTATTCCCTGAACTTCTTACTGTAAACAGTACCTTTAAAGATACTGTTAAAATATTAAAGGGTAAAAATATCCTAACAGAAGCAGTAGGTGGTATTGCAACCCAAAACCCAAACAAACCAGATTGGTTTAAAATTTTTAACACAAACATAAAAGAAGCTGTGGGTGTTAAAGATAAGAAAGAATATGGTGATCAAAATACATTTGAAAAAATAGATAAAGATGTAGCTAAAGATTTAGAAAGCAATTTTGATAATAGCGATCCTAAAAATATAGACAATGTTTATGGCCAATCATTTTTAATGGGGTATTTAGCTGAAATGGATGATCCTAAAAACGCTGATAAAACTGTAGACGAATTGAAAAAAATTGTAGCTAAAAATATGGCTCAAGATATTAATTACTATGCTAAAAACGGAATGTTTGGTGTTAAAGGAATTGGTTTAGAAACATCTAAAGAACCTAAAGCACCAACCGGCAAATACAAATCAAGTGGGTATGGCAATTTAAAAGAAAATAAACTCCGCTCTATCATCAGTGCTATCATTAGAGAAGAATTAAAAAATGAGTCTTATGACTATGAAACCCAAGCTGATTTAAGGGGCATGGCAAACGAAGAATCTTTAGCACAAGCTATAAAGTTAGCTAAAGCAA